GTCTTCGATGCATTTAAACATCGGCTTGAGACCAGGCTTTTCTTCCTCAAGCAACAAATGCAGCAAGTCACGTGCAGCATGAATGCCATCAGGTCGCCACGGTGCCGCCCCTGTGATTAACGCACTGAGGTTTTGCTCGGGTCCACCTTTAACCTGCACGTCGTTTGCGTCTTTGAACCCCTTGGGCCAGCGCACCCGACGCACAGCCACGTCCTGACCACTCGTTGTCAACGCCATCGCCAACGTCTCAGTGGCTTCCGCACCGTTCTCGTCCCCGTCGAGCGCTAACACAACGGTTCCCCAGCTTGTCAGGTAGTTCCACTCAGACTCTTGGCGCAGCACAGTCTTTGCGCTGTTGCTTCCTTGTGGAAGTGAAACGCAATGGTGGTCTTCCAGCCGCAGAGACGCAATGGTCAGACAATCAATCTCGCCTTCCGTAATCACCAACGTCTTGCTCTTGTGCGGTGCCTCAAGCCCTTGCCCGAAAAGCGGCAAGCGATCTGTCTGTTCACCTTGCACGTAGAACTGTTTGTCTGGCGTTCGGACTTTGACGCAAACCAAACCCTTCGGCCCGTAGAACGGAGCGATGTGATTGCCTTCCTCGTCAACCTCGTAGCCGTAGCGCTTCAGAACTTGAATGTTACGCAGTTCGCGCTGCGGTATGGCCTGCACCTGACCCCGAGTAACCTTGCGGCGCACAGGCTCAATCTCTACGACCTTGCCTGAGTCAAACCAATTTGTGCGCTGACAAGAAAAACAAAACCCGTGGTCTGAATACTCAGCGTAAGCGTCACTACTGTTGCAACCATCCATCGGACACGGCAACCGACTGCGTAGTGCGCCCTCCCGTTCTCTCACCTCAACCATTCGTCTGGCACCACCTTTTCCGCCCAAGTAAATCCATGTTTGGTAGCCCACTCGCCAGCGTTTTTCTTTTGTCTCCCCGCTGACGTGCGCGCATTTGCGAACAGCCATCGTATGTCTAGCCCTGGGTACTGGCGCGCAATGAAAATCATTTTCGCCATGTCCTCTCCTGTTAACCGCCCCTTGGCCTCGACGTAAATCTGTCTGTTGCCAGGGAGAAGCAGCACGTAGTCAGGTGTGTAGACGTGATGGGTCGCAGGCTTAATCCAAGTTAGCTTGTCCCGCTCGCGTTCGTAACGGAACCTGATACCTCTCGACACCAGGTCCGTTGCGATGCGTTCTTCAAACTGAGAGCGGAACCCTTTGATTAACCCTTCATCGTCGTGAAGTTGTCCGGGATTAGAACTCGGCCTGGACCTCAGATTCCGCGACGTACCCACCCGAGACTGGCGCGTACTCGGACCCGGCGACGAACGCCCCTTCCTCTTCAACGGCATCGTAAGTTCCCACAAATTGTTCAAGTTTAATGAGCTGGAAGGAAGCAGGCTGCACTTGCATGAAATGCTGACCCCCTTTCTCTGTTGACCGCAGCAGGATTGTTGGCCGAATGATTGACCCGTGACCTAGCATCAGGTCGGGCTTCACCGGGTGTCCCCGGCTATCGAAAATCTTTGGCTGCGCCCACTCAGACCCGTCTTTGTTCTGGTATTTTCGCGCCGTTCGCACCACGCGCAGTTTCTCATCAAACTCAGTGACCCGCTCAATCTTGCTGTCCCGGTCAATGCCCCAGCTATCGAAGGCCGTGTTCCAATCATCTTCCAACGCTTCCCATGCAGCTTCGGGAATGCCGATAGCAACTTCATAGTTTCCCGTGATCTTGCTTGGGTTCAGCACGTTATAGAACCACTTGCGCTGGACGTTGTTCATCAGGTAGCAGCGGCCAAGCATAACCTTGCGTACTTGATACGCCTCAGTGATAGGTTGAATTGTCATCGGAATCATCCTCGTCTTCTGTCATCATAGAATAAACGACGTGCAAGCTCAGCAGTTGCGCAATCGCATGCACCTCGTCAGCGTCCAAGTCCACAATCGTGGCACGGTCGAGCAGCGCCAGTTGTTCTTTGCTGGACTCAACGTTCTCAATCTTTTCAAGCTCATGGCTATCGTACAGACACGCAGTGCCATCCGTACTGATCGACATGCTCAGGTCGTCACTAAGTTTAATTAGACGAAGCCGCATGTTCTCCGCATCCGTAGTCGTTAGGGACTGATACGGGGCTAGGCCATCTACGGCACTCGGTCCGCAGCGTTTGGTCGCCAACCTTTCTTTCGTAAAAGTGCTTGCACGTTTCACAAGTCTTTGCCTTTCTTTTGCGTGTTTGTTTGGGCTTAGTGGAAGAAATAGTCGCTTCGGGTGAGGTCGAAGGGGATGCTTCCGGTTGCTGGCGGCTCGGGGATTTCCGGGCAGAGCGCTTGCCACTCGCCGTAATGCCGCTCAAAAATTTCTTGGTCGTGGTATTGCTCGAACCACTCATCTTTCAATGTCCTTATTGTTTGCTGCACAGCGTTAGCGTGGACGCCAATGCAATCGTGAATAGGCACAACACTGGTCACGGGCATGGTGTCTGCGCCTAACCTAGCCAGTACGTTGTGGAGGAACCCGGCCTCGTAGCTGTGCACCAAGGCAACGGGCAGGGTGTTACGCATTTTGTGTAGGTCTAACTCGTTGGTGTCCTGCCAGTACGTCGGCTTGTACAGTTGTTCACCGATCAGCGTTTCAATCTTGCGCTCACGACGGGTCCACTTCGCCATCTTTACAGGCTGACCACTCGGTGAAACCCAAGACACAGGCAGGTTCCGTTTGCCAAACGCACCGCCCACCGCTCGCAACCACTTCATCGCATCACGTGTGCGGCTAAGCCGTTCTTCGTACGCTAGCCAGACAACCTCGTTGAGCGCTTTGCTGTAATCGTACGTGCTTTCAAACGGCTTTTCGATTTCCCCGGCAACGCTGGCCCCTACGATTTCGTCTCGCAGTTTGCGGTAGGTGCCTAGCTTTGTGCCACCGTAGCCACCCGGCATGACGACACCTTTTGCTATGCTGCGTGGGATACCGTTGCGCGCAATGGCTTGGCAAACTGGTGTGCCTATCTCACGTGCTATTTCAACAGCGCGCTCAGCAATCTTGGAATAAATGTCAGGTCGATGTTGTGTAGCAACCAAGCCAAGATCAGCGTAAGCGTCACTATCCCGCAGCATAGAACTAAAGTGGCTGGGACCACTACACGTCTGGTCCCTGTAACAAATGTAATGGCTTTCAAGTGCGTGGCCCTCCTTTTTAAACGCGTCGTACTCAAGGGCGGCACGCAGGGCCATTGTTGGAGCCTCTTGGTCTAACCACTCTTGAGATTTCTTATAGTCCGCAGCGACACGACGAAGCATCGCATCGTTGTCTTCTACCCACGCCACTCGTTCCTTCAGCGTGGTCTTGTCCTGACCCCAATCGTTAGCGATTGAGATAAACAATTCTTCTACTGCCTCGTCCCCGGCCAAGGTCTCGGCGTGTGCAAATTCCATGCAGCCACGCACACCTTTGTTAGCCTGCGGATTAAGCACCGGGCGGTACATGATGCGCCCGAAGACACCCATTGCCGCGGGCATGTAAAACTCTTTGCCCTCGTACATGTGCATGTGCACGTCATTGATTGCCGCAGTGCTTCGACGGGGCAGGTTCTTGGTGCGCTGCACCCGTGCTGTCTTAAGCGCTGCCCGTGCTGCAACCCGTGTCTCGGTCACGTCCCAAACGTCTTCCGTAAACGTAGGCTTCTCGATAAACGCAGGGTACAGTTCGCAAGGAATGTCTTGTTCGATCACCCAGCGGTGCGCTTCAAGTACGGTCGGGTTCATGCGGAACTTAGTGCGCTGCACCAGGTTCACTGCGTCCACCATCTTGTTTAGCTTCACGTCGCCGTGCAAACCTGGCCGCTGGCTCAGACCAAGCAGGTCACAATCCTTGCGCGTCCAGCCACGCACTAGGCCACGCTTTCCAAGCTCAGCGTACCCGCCACCCCACGGCATGTTAACGTCCCAATCAGCAGGCACGTCCACCATAGGAAGGGGCAGCATGCGGCGGCGAGCAAACTCGTCAGCCAAGTCTCGGATGTGCATGTACGCCACGTCACGCAAGACAACCCAAGGCTGATAGTGACCACGTGGCGTCAGGCGTTTCTGTATCTCAAAGATGTTTGCGGTCAGTTGCATCAAGTGCCACGCCGCACAGCCTATTGCAGCTTGCGTCAAGCTAATCTCGGGAAGTGGCTCAAACCCTTCGATGCGATCAATGATGCGCCTGACGTGACGCCGCTTCACTTTGCGGTTCGTGTAGCGCTCACGCTTAGCCCTATCTATGTAGTCATAGGCGTCGATTTTAAACGCGCGCATGTACGCTGACTGCCGCACGTAATCTTGGATGCGCTCGCCGATAATCTTAGCGTACTGGCTGAAGGGCATGCCGTGCAGCCGACGCATGGTCAGATTCATCGTTGTCCCAATGATGACCGACGCGATGTCTTCCGCCTTGCTTGCTTGGACGTAGTGCGCCAAGGCCCACTTGCCTTTGGCATAACGTCCTACAGGTGGGGCTTGCACGCTTAGTCGTTCTAGTCTAGCAGTCAGGTCCGCATGCAGACCCCCGGCTAAGTGCTTCAGTGGTGGCAACGTAGATGCGTCACCCGACGCCATGCGCCCGTAGAAACCACTACGCCAAGCACGCTGGCCGCGCAGCTTCATCTGCCTGTCTAGTTCTTGCTGTTCCGTCGAAGCACTGCCCGTGCGTTGCGCTTCATCATCGCGTTTAATAGTCGCGTTCATTTTTCCTGCCCTGTGAATTGCTTACAGTCACGTTTAGGCAGGCACCGGGAAAAGCATTCGTAATGCGTGGGTCGGGTGTTCGAGTCACCTTACCAGCACCACTTTCCTAGTGCCTACCAATGCACCCCTACTAATTAACCGGGCGCTCTGTCAATCGCATAACGTGCCGTGGCATGAGATAAATCACGGCTTGCTTCAAGGTGACTGTACCGTTCTAGCATGGCGAGACTCGCCCAGCCACCCCACTGCTGAAGGCTCATGGTACTCATCCCTTCACGTGCTAGGCGAGTGATGCACGTGTGGCGGCAGGCGTGCGGCACGAAATCTTTTTCGTCTTGCAAGCCTATCGCTTTTTTTGCTGGACGCCACGCACGATAAAACACGTGGTGATCTTGCGCCCATGCAAACGGACCCGCATCGTTGGCGTAATGCTGACGCCCGAACCGAATCGCTTCAGCAGCGGGGGGGAACAGGGGCAACGTGCGTGTCTTGCCCGTCTTCACAGTGCTAGCCAGGAAGGTGACGTGGGAGTCCGTCACGTTCTTCCAAGTCAGCTTTGTTGCTTCACCGTAACGTGCCGCTGTGTACAGCAGGAAGTTAAAAAGGTGCACAAACTTAGCGCCACGGGCAGATAACGCTTGCGCCATTTGTGCTTCCACTTCCACGCTGATCTCGTACTCACGTTGCCGGGTGTGGCGCGTGATGTTTACCTTTGGCGGCGGCTGCGTGCGCAACCCCCGGTCGTAGGCGTACGACAAGACGCGGTTCAGCTTAGCGATGCGATGAACCACCGTGCCATCAGCGGCTTGGTCATTAATCATGTCGTCCACCAAGCCGTGAATGTCAGCGGCGGTTAGATGCTCGACGGGCATGGGTCCAAGGTGACTTTGAGCTAGCGCGTTAAGATGCTGACGCACGCCACGTTGGTCCCGGTGATGCCGGAAGACAACGCCCCGGCACTGTTTAATTACACTTTCCAATGTCTGCATTAGTCACTCCCTTAGTTCGGGGAAGACGCTGCGTGCAAACGCCTGCCCTTGTTGCGTCAAGCTGACGAGCATATGCCGCCTGTCCTGCGGGTCTTGGGTCAGCTCAACGTAGTTATGTTTTCTGTCTCCGAATTTGCTCCAATAACTAAGCGCACGGCTGACGCTGGGCTGGGTGACAGGAACACCCTGGCTAACGTCGGCCTGTCTGACCCAGCGGTCGTCGCTTTCCATAAGCAGTTCCACAAGGCGTACGAATGTAAGCACTTGGGGAAGGCTCATGTACGGGTCAGCAACAGCGAACGCATTAAGCTGCGCTGCGCATGCGCGAACGGATTTCTTTTCGATTTGCATTAGTGTGTCTCCCAAGATGCAATGCGTAAGTGCATGCAACTTCCCACGTAGAATCGCAGAATCACTGCGTCAACGCTCGTCACTGTGCAAACCGAAGGTCGTTTCGAATTTGTGGACTGCTTGCTTAAGACCAGAAAGAGAACGAATCAAGTCCTTATCAGAAACATTTCTTTTAACTTGCTCGTTATCCGATTCGAAGACGCACGCGTGCAACACGTCCACATAAAAGGACACTTCATCGTAGCACTCAGTCAGCACGTCTTCGTGTGTCGTATCCAGACCAATCATGCCGCTCCCCATGTCACCCCCCACCACAACAGATAAACAGTGATTAATGTCAGCAACACGACCACATATAGGCGTTCACTCATGTTGGTTGTTCCTCCCGCACAGTCGTGTGGTCCCTCTCGTACAAAATGCGGCTCCGTTTGTGTTCGTCTGTGATTGTGATGCGTCGAAGTGGCGGCTGACTTGGATGCTCACGTAAAAATATCTGCGCGTGCATGAAAGTTTCCAGCACTTCTGGTCCAAGCACAGGGGACACAGGCCACGCTCCTTTACAGACCCACCTTGTCTGTCCACCAGGGCGGTGCCAACCGTGGTGTGCGCTGATAAGTTGAACCTTAGTCATAGTGGCGGCTCCGTTCCTGTTTCACCAAGTCCAGAACGTGATTGGGCAGGGAAGTCCACGGCACCCGGCGGCGGCTCCGCAGTACAGCTTCCTTGTCCCGTCTGTGCACAGTGCGAAATTCAGCGGTTCCGGCTTTGGTGTAAACGTCCACCACGTCAAACACGTAGTCGTTTGCGTCTTGGCAAAACCACGGCTCAAGCCAGACGGTGACTAGGTTGTGGTACGGGTTAGACTGGACTGCCCAAACCCAAGACGGGGCGTAGCGCACAGCGGCCCCCGGTGCACGCTTAGGCGTGCGAAGCTTGCTATTCAAATCGTTATCCTCGAAGGTACGCGCCCCCGGTGCACGTTGCAGGGGGCGCTAGGTTTACGTGCGTGAACGCACGGGTTTAGTCGCAAGCGTAGTCGGTTGAAACGATAGGCTTGCACAGCGACACAGAATAAAAACCGCGTTCAACTAAATTGTCGTAAAGCGCACGCGCACTTTCCATTGAATCGAAGGCTTCCCAGCTATCTGTTGCACCGTCGTCTTCTACCCAAGTCACGATAAAAAACATTACGCATCCCCTATTACAGCGGCGTGCGCTTCGCGCAGTGCCTTGTTAGACAATGAATAGAAAACAGCGGTGTCAGACGGGGTGTAGGCTAAGAGTGCCGCTATACTTGTGCGTTGCACGTAATGTTCACAAACGCGGTTCACGTCTTCAATGATTGAACGCTGTTCTTCGGGGGTCTTCTCAGTAAACCACGCAGGCAAGTGTTCATAATCGATTTGCGTTTCAATCTCGCCAATATTAAACGCGCCTAAGTCTCCCGGTTCACCCCCGTGATACTGACTATCGAAGCGCCACGTAATGCGCTCAAGGCACGCGTTCCCAAGTGCGTCTTCCAAGTCTTCCGGCACAGACAAACCTAAGTCACGCGCACGCTGTGCAACACGTGCATCGTTGTTGTGATACTGCCAACCACCCTCTTGTGCCACGTACGTGTAACCGTCCAACGCGTCTTTGTGCGTCGTCTCGTACTCAACGTGCGCGTCTGCAATTTCGTTAATCTTAGAAGCCAGTGCTTCAATGCGTTCTTCGTAAAACATTTATCGTTCTCTCCATAGTTAAATGCGCGTGGACGCATGTGTTACGCCCACGCATGCAGTTAGCGACGCAAGGTTATTCCGTCGTGGAAGTCGTGCACGTTTCCTTGTCTGTCACGCACGTACCACTGAAAGTCTTGCTGATAGACGCTGAAGCCAAGCGCGAATTGATTAGCCGCTTGGTTCATCTTGCGCTTTGTCGTGACAGTCTCATAGCCGCCACTGTTCAGCGTCACCGTGTCGTGCGTCCAAGAAACAATCTGAGTGCGCACGTACGTCACGCCCCCCTTGTCTCCGTCGTTGAACCACGTTGTGCGGTATTCGCTAAGCTTGTCCGTTCTAGGCATCACGCATCCCCCCCGTTAACCTGCACGGCACGCCAAAACGTGTACCCGCTGTGCACGTCACAGCCCACGCCATAGCAGCGATCGTGGTCCAAACCAGAACGCCAACAGTGGACAATCTGCGAGACGGTTAGCGGCGGCGCGGTGAACCCGTTGCGTGCGAAGTCACGTTGCATATGGGCCACGTAGTCGCGGCGATCAGCGTGGCGTGCGCGGAGTTTCAATTCGTAAACCATTACGCTTCCCCCCCGTTAACCTTGCAGATAATTTCCACGCAATCCCACGCGTTGTCTTCAAGTTCTGCTAGGCGTTCTTCACTTACGTGGTGCGCGCTGTGCTGAACGTCATATTCAACCATTGCTTCGACTATTTCACGCGCAAGGCTTTGCGCTTGGTCTTCAGTCAGATTAGCAGTAATGGCATTGACGCGCCCATTGTAGGCGTTGCGTTCAATCACTGTGTATCGTGAAATTTTTCGCATGATGTTCTCTCCTTAATGTTAGTGACGATACCGCATGCATTGCGTTATCGCTGATTGCTTACCTATTTGCTTATTTGCATTAAGTCAACCGTTAACCTCAACGCATTCACTGCGTAGACGCATATGAATACGACCAGGTGCGCGCCCAGGTAACGACCAGGCAAGCGACCAGGTGAACGCGGTGGATACTAAGAGGCACGCGCTAACCCTTACGCATTAATCTACGTCAATATGTTGCTTCAAGTGCACTGAATCGCTGCACAACGCACTAACAATGCGTGTTACACCATTGTAAACGTTAGGTTTTTTCGTGGCGTGGCGCATAATCGCATCGTTAACAGGGGGTAGAGGGGGGGTCACGACGCGGCGCTCTCTTAGAACTAGCGTTCACATTTTTGCAACTAATTCGATTTGACATGCGAGAAAAAAACGGCTAGCTTGCGTTCACGTACTTAATGCTTCTGCCCTTGTAAAAGCACACCGCGCTTTATACTGGCGTAGCAAAAGCACAGCGCTTCTACAGGCGTATGCTAGAGCACAGTGATTAGTACAACGTAAGTTCTTCCAAAATTCCAAATCAAAGAGAGTAAGCTTAAAGATTAAACATTAAGCTTAAGCATTAAGTGTTCTTTGCTTGTGTTCTTTCTTTGGCAGACTTTCAGTGCGCAAGCGCGGTGTTCTTGCTACGCCCGTATAAGCGCGGTGTTCTTACTACGTCTGTATAAGCGCGGTGTATTACCTTGAGAGATCAACCCAGCGGGGCCGGGGCGCGTTTTTCCCAGCAGACTTCATGAACTTGCGTAGCTCGTTGTCTAAAGCTTCTTGTTTCTGACGGGCGATACCCCGTGCTTCATCCACGGCCATCTGTTCGGACCAGTACGCGACTGCGATGCTAAGCGCGTCGATTCTGTCATCGTGCCGCAGCGCGCCTCGCTCGGAGGTCAATCGCGTCATCTGGTAGACAAGCATCTTGCTTAGGCGTTGAGTGGACTCGTAGGCATTGGCGCTGCGGTAATCGTTCTCGATAACCTTGGGGTCCACGACGAGCTTGTGGCGCATCATGACGGGTTCCAAAGTGTCAATCATCCGGCGTTCTTTCTGCTTACTGTGCCGTACCTCTTCGACTAAGCATTTGTGAGAACGATGAAGGACCGGGCGGAAAAGCTCAGTGAACATACCGTCCCCAAAGTTACTTTCCGTTATCACGGCGTTGACCTTGTTGCGTTCTGCGATGTTCGCCAAGAGTGTCAGTGTGTCTTCGTCGTAGCCCCCCTTGAGGCCACCGCATTCGTGCACGAACAGGTAGCCGTTGAGCATCTTAACCACTGCGTAGCCTGTTTCGTCTGCCCCCCGTCCGCTGGGGTCAATCGCCATGACGCTCCCGGTGTACGGGCTGGTGACGTTGCTGACGGCCATAGGTTCGTACATGCCGTCACCTTTCATGCCCACGTTAGGCAAGTGGCGTATCATACGGTCGTCTATCGGTCCCCACGTCAGGCTCATTGGCGCAGTCTCAGGGTCTAACGGCATGAACAAAACATCACGCATCTTTAGAGGATAACGATCAGCATCCGACATGCTTGTGCTGAGTTGGAACTGCAACGCAAACCCAGCTTTCCCGTAGCTCGCTTGGCGTTCTGCAAGATCGGTCTCGGAGAAGCGATCAGGGTCCACCGTGCTACCTGCGGGTATGTCCAGGTCACTGACGTATGGCGCAAGTGTGCCGCCGTAGCCAACTTCCTCGTTCGCGCTGGGCTTCAGCGCAGGCCAAATCCGCGTGCTGTACCCGCGTTCTTGCAGCCGCGTATACAGGCTGTCTTCCGTCTGCGGTGTCCCGAGGTAGATGATGCGGCCACCAGGAGAAAGCACCGAATCAAACTCTTTGACTAGCTCGCTGAGCTTATCGCGCATCAGTTGAGTCGCGCTGTTGTTCGGCACTTCTACGTCGTCGGCAATGAGGTAGTTGCAGCGACTTCCGGTGATCGTGCCAGTAATCCCAACGGATTTACAGCTAGGGGCGTGGCTGGCGACTGCGGGGCCAACGTCAAAGGCTACCTTGCTGTTTCTTTGGTCAGGGCTTGGCTGCAAGTGCTGCGTAATCGGTAGCTCTGAGATAATCCGCTGGGTAAACGTGGAGAATGCGTCGGCACGTTCCTTACTCGCGGACACGACTAATACCTTAGCGTTAGGGTCGT